CTGTAGTTCCACCCACGTCGATAGTAGCATCGTCTGACTCTGAAGCCGAACTCGCTCTACATCTCACTGATCCTAACGCTTGTAGGTAAGTCTGCATGTTTGCCGCCGCCGCTGTCTGTGGTGATGCTGGAGTACCAGTTCCTGTGTTTGCCCAAGAATCTGATCTCTCAACTGCCACAGTGATAACACCGTTGGTTGTTGTTATATTATAGTACTTCAAAGTACCTCTTGTTGCAATCGCTTGTAAAATTCTGTCCACGATTCCATCTTTGTGCGTGTTCGCGTCGATGTCAACTGCTGTTGTTGAACTGTCTTTGACCGTTACTGTGAAGTACTCGATCGCAACGTCACCGAAAGTGGTTGTATCTGCTACGAAAACCGCATTGTTGTTTGAGTTAATTGCCATTGTTAATCCTCCTTTTTTCTGATTTAAATGACTATGATCCCGCTCAGGGATCAAGTTGCAAGTATTTATAGGTTATTTTGGTAAATTATGCTGTAATATTACTTTTTCAGCCACACTTCGTCACTTCTCACACGTGAATGGCGATCATACCCAAGGTTCCGCAGTATTCTCCTAGATTCGGCAACTATCTTGGGCCTCTTACGTTCCTTCATCTCGATGTTGATCACAGGGTTGTTTCTCTTCAGGGTCTGCTGTGCACCTTGGAGCACTGGTATCTCGAATCCATCCACATCTATCTTGATGTAGTCAACATCACGGAGATCGAAACTGTCAAGGGATCGACATTCTATGTCACCTTCCCTGGGTTTGGTGTCCCCCACCACGTAGTTTAGATGTGTGTGATTGGTGCCCTGTTCGGCCGTGTGTGCATGTGTGCTCAACCCATATGGATACAGTGTCACATTTGATTCTGTGATGTTCTTTTCGAAACAGTTTCTAAAATTTGGATTGGGTTCGAAACAGATCACATGGTCGAACTTCTTGGCCAGGGGCCTGGTCCATTCACCCACGTTGGCACCCACGTCGATCGCGGTCCTCCACTGTGTAACAAATGCCAGACTTGCATCTCTCTGCGCCTGCTGTCCGTTGCCCGCGTCTTCTAGATATGTTGGTTCGGTGTGGTTGAGGTAGTAGACCCAGTAACTATTTTCGTTTGGCATCACATTCCTTACAGGCACAGTCTGGACAATCCCTGCACTCGGTACAGGATTTTCTACAATGCTGTTCGCAACCACACTTCTCACAGATGTATTTGATCATCATTATAGTTCCTTGAATTTCTTCAGTATGTCCGTGTTGGGCAGTTTGGCCTGTAATTGTTGTTGAAGTCTGTGTAGGGTCTGCATCTTCATCTTTGAATCCAACTTCGTATAGTTGGCCACTGCTCGCCTGATGTTCTTAAGGTTGGCATCCTGTATGTTGAGAGATCTCTCCAGATGTGTTAGATTCTTGTAATGATCCTCCCAGGTCCTCAGGTACCTCCTTAGCGCCATCACCGGTACCGGCTGTCTCTGCCTCATGGCCTGTGCCTGGTCCTTGTTCTTGAGCTTCTTGGTTATCTCAGGATCACCCGACACGATGGCCAACATGTTTGATAGATCATTGTTGATCATCCTGACTTGGTCAAAAGTTCCCTTGGCCATGGTCTGATTTGCGTATGACTTAGCGAAATCTACTGTGTCCTTGTGTTGGCTCATCAAGGCCAGTGCTAGAAAACTGAGATATATTCTCACTGTGACCTCTGGAAAAGTAAATCTCTGCAAGTCACTATGCCGTCTAATGACCTTGCCCTCAGATACATACTTTAAAAATGGTGTTAACATACAGGTATTTATAGGGCAAATGAAGAAGATTTTTATTCTCACAGATTTGATGTTTTCTGGACAACACGGTTACTTTGAAAATTACATCAAGAGTGCGGATTTTGACCATGTAGAATTAACCTTTGAATCCGTCTATTGGAATCTACACACCCATGATTGGGACCAGTATGATGAACTGTTCTGCATCATAGACCACCGGAGTGGCTATGAGGATAATCCGGAGTTCGTCTCGCAACTCCATCACAGGATGGATCTCCTGCTACAGAATGGATTTAAATTTATACTAGCAAATCCATGGGAGAGTGAAGAAAATATGGCAGGGCATACATTCTACAGCACACTCCAAGGATATGAATACAAGAAATGGTTTGGTGATGCCACGTGGTTCTGGTATTACATGAGGGAGAAACACAAAGGGCAGGAGTTCAAGTGTGATCACTCCCACAAACCTTACGAATACCTTTATCTCAACAAACAAGTTCGTGATCATAGGCTACAGTTATGGTATGCACTCGACAAGAGGAAACTGATGGAAGACAGCCTCAGATCTTTCATTGGATTACCAGAACCTGTGAGATTAGATGCTGACTACGAACTACCAGATGTTGAGCCAAACAATTATCCAATCTATGGGAGGGATCAAGACATCTACATCAAACCGTACGAGCATACGGCCTGCTCGTTGATCAGCGAGACCAACAACAACGATAAAATCTTCATTACGGAGAAGTTATGGAAACCAATATTGTGCCAACAGTTCTTTATTGTGCATGGTAACTACCTCTATCTACAGAAGTTACGTGAAATAGGTTTCAGGACATTTGGTCAATACTTCGATGAGAGCTATGATCTAGAAACAGATCCTGTAAGGAGGACAGAGAAGATAGTCGAACTGATTGAAAGTCTGAAGAAATTTAATTGGAAGGATGCTTACCTGTCTTCACAGGATCTGAGAAAACATAATCATGATCTGTTCTGGTCAGACCCTGCATATCAAAAAGAAGTGCGTAAGACTGTTGGTGAGTTTTTAGGCTTCGAGTAAAGCGGCAATTTCTGGAAATAACTTTTTATAATCTAGTCCTCTTCTACGATCCAATTCTTCGATGTATCCTTTGAGCATTTTTTGATCCCAGGTGTTTGGTTCTGTGTTCTCGCATTCCGTTTTTATTCCAATTAGATTGTTAAGTTGTGCTTCCTTGATCAGATCACCATTGGTTTCAAAAATATCGATTGCTTTTGATATCCCCAAAGGTACTATGGCCTTTCCAAAAATTGTTGGATTAAGGTAAGGCCTCATGTGATCTCCGGCCTTCATTCCACTCCAATAAACTTCTCTGATCTTTGACCACTTGTTCAGTTGAACTATTAGATCAGGTAGTGTGGGTATTGTCAAGGCCATCAAAGCACTATTGATGCTAGGTGTTATCCTGGTCTTGTTCATTATAAATTCAAAATTTTCTGTGTATTTTTTAAGATCCAACCCATTTCTCACATATTCTGCCTGTGGTCCCCAGCAGTCGAGGCTACCCACTACTTGTAGATTGTCTAGTTTGCCTTGCTCGACCAACTTCCACATCCTCGCCAACCACTTCTGAACCCTTGCTGTATCAACAGTGAGGTTAGAAAATACTACCAACGTCAAGTTTGGGTTAGATTTTCTCTCTAGCAGTTCTACCATTCGTTCTGTTTCCTTCTGCAGGAACGGTTCTCCTCCCAGTATCATCACCTTGTTCAATTCATGTATGTGTGCTTCCAGCCACGCAAACAACTTGTCAGTGTCTTCCTGTATGTTGGGATTTATTTCTATCTTGCCGTGTATCCTGACAGGTGCTCCTTGGTTTTTTTCAAAACCATAGTCGAATTGGCCGTTGATTCTGTTCTCGTTGTCGATGGTTGAACTAAATTTAGAATTACAGTACAAACATTTTAGATTACAAGTGTTGCTGAAGTATATCTCTAATTGTGTAGGAGTCACGTCAACTGCTGTAATATCTTTCTCTAGTTCTTTTGGTGCCGTTACTCCTGGCATGTTCAAGTGTGACATCCTGTCAGAGTGTCCACCGGCATCCTCTGTGCTTTTACAATGTTCGCAACCTCTCCCAGGCCATTCACCTTTCAGCATTTTGGTTCTTGCTTCAAGTTTAGTTTTGATGTTGTGGAAGTTCATCTTGTTGTCTTTGAACTCGTAGGGGTCATGTGTGACTCTGTGGCAACTGCTTGTTGTGGCCATGGTCAGGAACACAGTGGAGTGATTCCATTTGAGTTGGCATGGTATCCCCTCCTTTATAGGAAAAGGTTTAGACTTCATTACTATTAGTTATTCTTGAACTTGTTGATCGCTGTGAGATTTCTACGTGAGAATCCCAACCTATCAACCAATTTGACAGCATTACCTGACTTGTCAACTGCTACGAATCCTTCTGGCTCCGTCACTTGTAGTCCACCGTCCGTCTGTTGGAATGAACCTATGGCCTGTGCTTGGTTCATCTTCTTGAGTACGAACGCTTTCATTGTCTGCACCGCCTTGTAGAACATCAACATGGCCTGTAGTGGTTTCTTGGCCCTGTTAAGGAAAACGGGCATCTGTTTCATTTTGTCTTGTCGCAGTTGTAAGGCCTTCTGTGCTTTCAGTCCTGACATCTGTTGTTGCATCCTGTCGTTATAGAACTTACGGAATCCTAACAGGAATTTGTTGACATCACTTGGCAACTGGCCTTGCTTGACCATTGCGTTTATGTACATCTGGAACATGGGTATGAAGTCTTGGTTCTGTCCTAGCACATTGGATAGGTTTTGTGGAACACCACTTAATAGTGTCTCTAATTTTTCTATTCCATTGTAGAATTGTTTTGTTTCTGCATCTGTGAACTTGGCCGACCCTGACACATCTTTGTAAGTGGCATTGTCAAAGAACACATCATTGCTTTTGGCAAATGAACTAATATCTGCTCCGCCCTGTGCGTTCATGTCCGCTAAAGAATCACCCACATAAGTTGTGTGGAATATTATGCCAACTTTGGCTCTGTCTATCTGTTTGCCCAAGTCACTTGCTTCGGGAACCGCGTATGTGATTGTGTTTGGAGTAAATGTCAAATTTGGTTTACCATCCACGTTTTTACGTGTGATGTCCTCGTCAGTGAATAAAAGATCACCTTGTACGACTCCCTGTATGTTAAGTTTTTTCAAATGTACCAGACACTTCAATAACTTCTGTCCTAGATCATCTGTGCCGTGGTTGTTAGCAATATCTTTCTTTGTGTAATTAACTTTTGCGTTCTTGGCAAACACTGATTTTGTTCCAACAAAAAATCGGCCGTTGTCTGGGTTTGTCCCACACACCACAGCAGGTGCACCATCCCATTTAACAGAAACACTCATGGCCTCAGAGCTTGTGCCTTTCAGTGTTAGCAATAGTCCCCTGAAGTATTCCAAGACTGCCTTGCCACCCTCATAGCCGTCAGTGATCACTATGTCCTCTATGTGTTCAAGGTGTGTCCTCTTAAACTCTGTAAGGACATCTTCTATCAACATGATTAATCCTCTCGGTATTCGCCGTCTTTAATTTTTAATAGGTTGTCTTTGACATCTCTGTTCTCTTTGATACGAGCAACACCTTTGCTGAACTTGGATGCGTCCATGTTCTTGATCGCTGAATTGAACTTCTTCTCCAGTTTGAATGCGGTCTCCTGGTCGAAGTTCTCTCTTATGTATGTGATCAGTCGTATGGTCGACTCCAGTATGTGTGAGGCTCTGCTCTCTACCACCTCTTCCTTATCCCTGTGTAGGGGCATTGAGCTCAATTCTTCTAATAAACTTTTAGTGTGTTTTTGCATTGTAGGTATTTACTCTTTATTGTAGCACAATTCTAACATAAGTCTACTGATTTTTGGTTATTTTACTTTGCGATACACAAAATACTTACGTTGATTAGTGTCATCACGTATGTCAAGCACCTTTAGATTCAACATCTCTGCTAGTTCTATTATGAATGGCACGTTCCAAGCAAAGAACTCAATCCAATCTGCCTCGGGTTTGTCGTGTTGCACACCTGGGTTGACCCTGAAGAACATGGTACCTCCATCAGCCAATAGGTTCACACATCTCGACACTTCCGCGATTATCTTGTCCCTGCTACCAAAGTTCACCGAACCCAGACACATGATCACGTCAAACCGTTGATCCGTCTTGTACTCCAGTGTGCTGACCTGTAGGTCCGCTCGATCGTTGTAGGGATCTATACCTATTAGGTTATCAATCTTGCCCTTGAATTCGTTATAGCCACAGCCTACATCAAGCACTGCCCTTGGTTTGAGACTGTTCACTTCGTCTATTAGTGCCACACCTGAATACTTCCATTTCTTCATGTCGTTCTGCCAGTACTTGGAGAAGTACTTGTGTAGACAGGCGTTGTCTATGGCTTCTACATATTGATCTATTGTGTCGCAACGTTTCACTTCCACACCAAATGTATCCAAGATGTATGGTTGTGTTATCTTTGTTAGATCGTTTTGGCTGTGTGCCAATAATTGGGCGAATATCTTTTTGTTCATGCTTTATATTATATTAAAAGTTTGAATGTGTCTATATTTTTTTCTTTATTGGCTTTGCTAGTATGTCTCTGGTCGTGTCTGTCATCACACCTGTGATTACCAACATAGGTCTAGGCTTATTGCTGGCGTTTGCGGTTGCATGTGGAATGTTCTGCCAATCAAACTTATGTATGTCTCCTGCTCTCCATCTGTCGAACTGCTCATTGCCATACATTAGGAACTGCCCAGGTTCCCAATCCTGTAGCATCACCATGATCCTAACCACCTTATCTGGATCAGCATCTAAGTCATACAGTTTGTCTATGTGCATGTTCAATACCTCACCTGTGAACTGTATGTGTAGTTTAGATTTTGTAGATGTCAAAGCAAAGAAGTCAGTCATCCTTTGCAGGGTTGGACATTTTGTGAAGTCTGCCAGTCCTCTGTAAATGGTCATCTTGGGATCAGCACCTGCTGTCCTTAGATCATTCTCTTCTGCTTCTACATCAACATTGACGTTTTCCCTGCCAGTACCTTCCCTACGGTTGGCCCAGTTCAGGGGTTTGGCATCTTCTATCACTGCCTGTAGTTCTGTCTGCCATCCACCTGTGAACTTGCCTAGATGTTCAACACAATCCGTGTCACGGTGCCACTTGTTGAAGTGATAGTTGCTTCTTACTTTTGCGCCTTCCCAATTACTTGTAGACATAGACTTGGATGCCTTTCTGTGCGTAATTATGTATCCTTCCTTTTGTGTCAGGGAAACTTATGTTCAGTAACCTACACAGGTCCACATTGTCTTTGGGTCTGTGGATTCGATCTTTGTTGTCCTTTATGAACTGCATCGTGTCTCGGTTCTCTGCCTGTATGTGTTCCCACATGAGGTCGAGATTTACGAAGTGTTGGTAGTTTGGATATGTGATTTTGAACTCGCCACACAGTTTCCACCATTCCAAACATTCGAAGTCGTTCCTGTACACCATTGCAATGGGATGGCCTAGATCCTTGAGATGATCTAGCTCGTGTGCAAAGGTGTGTGACTTTATTATCCTCTTGCCTGTGCCCGAGAAAGGCAGATCCCAGTTATCTGGTGTGGCCCTGAACTCCATTCCTGGATCAAAGTAGGCTCCAATGTGCATGAGATGACTGCGTCCAGGGGTATCGGCATCGTGCCAGTAGGTCCTTGCTTCAGAATAGTCAGTGTGATCTATGTCCTCACTCCAGTAGATATTCTTGACGACACTACTCCACT